CTACCATACAAGGTAAAAACCTAAAAGGTATATCACCAGTATTAACAGAAGTATCCGCATCCTCTATTCTTCTTACTCTGTAATATATTATTTGATCTGTAGAGTTTTCAGGCATAGGCCAAAAAGTTATTGTAGGAGTTATTTGTCTGTCTACAAAATATTGTGTTGGTCTGCCTTGTGTATCTTTATTAGCAATAGCTAAATAATCTCCTCTACTTAATCTAGTTAAAATAGTATCAGATCCACTTCTTCGAACAGATACCTCTAATACATCAACAGTAGACTGAATAGTTTCTAAAGATATTGCAGAAGAAAGTGTAGTAGTAGCACTGCTACTAGAACCAGTTAAAGTTTCACTTGCAGAAAACGTTCCTACAGGAACAGTAATCGTCATTGTAGTAGCAGTCGGTTTTGTAATTACACTAGCAGTAGCATTACTTGTGCCACCTGTTATTGTTTCTCCCACAGTAAAATTTGCAGAAGCCGCTACAGTCATTGTTATTGTTCCAATAGGATAGGTATCTACAGAAGAAGATGCCGATAATCTTGCAACTGTTTGAGTTATTTTTTCAACAGTCCAAAGGTTTAAACCTCTGTTTGCCCATTCTGCAAATAAAAGATTTAACGATCTTCTAGCAGTTCTAGCGTCATAACCTGTTCGTAACTCTAAACCACATCTTTCAAAAGCTTCCTCTGCAACTTCTGCTATATCCAGATTAAAATCTGAACTTCCTGACGTAGTCATTAGTACTCCTTAACTGCTTCAATTATAACAGTATATGTATCGTTTGCTCCTTCACCGTGAGTCTGAAAGTAAATATCTCCATCTGCTCCAGCAGTCCCTGCAGCAGTATTAGGTATACCACCAAAACTAGTAAAATCTAAATCACCTTGATAATTAGTTGGTAGTTCAATTAATAAAACATCGGTAGTAGCATTACCTAATATTTTTACAGTTAAACCGTGAGTAGAAAACCATATTCTTGTTATTCTTACATTTGTACAAGCTTGACCTCTTGTGTTTGTAGCAAGAGCACTAACATCAATTTTTTTGACGGCAGTGCCCTCACCAGTATCCACATAAGTATGAACAAATGACTGAACAACTTTTTTATCACCATCTATAATAGTGGTATTAGTATTTGTATCGGCCATTATGTTCTCCTATTAACTAGCTACATCGTAGCCAAGAATTGTAATAACTAATCTACCTGCATCATAAGTTCCTGCTGTTGCAGTTCCACAAGTTAAATATAAAAATTGATCCGCAGCAATCGTGCCACCAGCTGTTCTTGTACCAACAGTTTGATCACCGCCATTAATAATTAAAGTTTCTGTTAAATCACTGATTGGTGTATCTTCAACACCAGTTCCTTCAGTCGCTGAATGTAAATTAATATCAGGGTCTCCAGTGGTTGGAGTTTCAAAAGATTCCATAGTTACGCCAAAAACTGTACCTTGATCTGCTGTAGTTACTTTTCCTATATACGCTACACCAGCACCATCTGCTCCAATTATATCTCCAGCAGTACCACCACAATTTAATCCAGTAAGGTCTATCATAATAGTTGTCTTTACTATATTAACATTAGTATCTACGTCACTTTTTAATCTTTCTACCTGTGTTATATATACCGCAGCAGTGCCCTCAATACCTGCACCTGTTGCAGCCTCATTTTTCATTTTATCACCACTAGTTACAGTAATAGTACCTGTGGTTGCATTTTTTGAAACAGTCTGAAATCCTTTTTCGGATCTGACTGGACCGTTAAAAGTTGTTGTTGCCATAATTTACCTCTTATAAAGTTTTTTGCCCTATGGTCGTATAAGCGTCTGCTAGGTCAGTCCATAGGGCAAGTTAAATCCTAGATTAAGCTCCTTGTGAGCCAAAAACACATCTTGGGTCTGAGAAACCAAAAGAGTATCTCTCTCTTGCTTTAAATCTCATATTTCCTGTGTCAAAGTCACCTTCCATCTTAGTAGACATAGGCATTCTTTCAAAATGTAAGAAACCTCTTGGTGCATCAGTCTTAATGAAAAATGCATCAGTGTCTAGTAAGTAATGGTTGACGACATAACCTTCAGGAAGCATTCCCATATTCCTTACTGCGTTTATGTCATTGTCGGCAGTTCCTGGTCTTAGTGTAGACTCTAATATTCTATCAGCTATAAACTGTAGGTTTGATGGAATAATTAGTTTCGTTCCACGTACAGAAACTCTTAAACCACGCTCATCAACAAAACCAGAAATGTCAATTAAGGCATTCTCTAAACTTGTTTCGTTTAAGTCCGCAGCAGTGCTAGGTTGGTTTCTAAAAGTGCTACCATTTGTTAATGGGTGTGAAGCATTACAAAGGGACACACCGTCACCACCTGTTATTGTTGCGTCAAAAGCGTTGTTTAAAACAGATGCTGCTTTTACTTGCTTAGTATTAGCCATACTTCTAGCCAATGCTTTTGTGTATCTTGAAGATAGTCTGTCATACAGATTGTCTTCGATAGCTTCTTCAGTAATTGAGAAAGCCAAAGCAATGGTTTCGTGGTTATACCTTGCGGTAAAAGCTTCATTTGCATCGTCAAATGCAACTGCCGCACCTTCACTTTTTACTGGAGCAGAACCAAAACCTGATAACATTACTTCTTCTTCGAAAGCTCTCTCAGAATTTTCTGTGTCATAGATTTCAGCGTGCTCTTGTTCATATCTCTGATACTCAAGGCCAAATAAGGCATTAAGACCAGGTTCTAGCTCTTTAGCTAATTGTGCTCTAGATATCGCCATAGTTTAATCTCCTTATATACCAGTTGAGTTAGCGGTTGTTTGCGAATCGAAACTGCTTACAGGTGCATTGAAGTGAGCGTTAATACGCACAATCAAAGGAATACCTGCTACAGTAAAATCTGAGTTTTCAGGATCATCCTGAATACCCACAATACGCAAAGGAAAAGTTGCAGTAGTAGCAATAGTGCTCAAGTCTGCAACGGCAGAAGACATACCTGTTGTATCACTTCCACTATTACCACTAGCGAATTGAACATTAGAAAATACTCCTGCTCTTATTTCTGATTCAGTATCAAAACTTGTTCCACCAGCATCGCCAGCGATAACAAAAAGTTGACTTGGATCATCATATACGAAAGCTTTTACTGGATGATTAGTGTCTGCTCCTGATCCTTGCCAAGTGTTTGAGAAAATAGTTTCTCCAGTGGTACTTGAAACATATTCACAACCGTAAAAAACACCTAATATAGGAACATTACCACCTGCTGCTGCTTGCAACTGATCGATAAAACCTGTAGCTAAAGGAATAACTGCTTGCCCTTGATACAGTTTATTAGTGTTTCCTGCGGCTATTCTATATTCTGTTGTACCAGTGCTGTTTGTATTTTGACCTAATTTTTTTAACGGTCTTAATCCAAACGCTCCATTAGAATTTGCCATTCTTTATCTCCATAAAAAATTAATAATTAGTCCTCACTCTTGCGAGAACCTCCAAAACTTACACGACTTTGTCTTTCTGCCTTGTGTATAGGCATCGCAGGATGCTCTTCACGAGCTAAATCATTATCCACTGCTGTCATTTGATTGCGAGCTTGATCTCGGAAATATTTAGAGCGTTCTTCAACGGTTTCGACTGGTATACGTGCTAAGAGTAATCCTCCAACACCTATAATTCCAGCGTGCTTTCCATCTTCTATGGAAGGTACTTCAAAGTCGGGATATTCGTCCTTTCGAACCAATTCCCAACCTTCTCTTGCCTTCGCTGAGACATTTTTTCGATCGTCAAAACCCATAACTTCGGTTCTTATCCACCTATGTACATAACCCTCAGGTGGTTTGGGTGCATCCAACATGGATGGTGGTTTCCAGGGTGTTCTTCTTACATTATTAGTGCGAGATTGAGCATCTCTGGATGTTCTTGTGTTCTTATTTACTGGACTATTCATTTAAGCCTCCTGTCTAACATATTTTGCGTATTCCTCTAAAGGAACACCTAATCGTTTTGCCATTGCAACCTGAGAAGGCGATAGTCTCACTGTTTTCTTACCTCCTTTGTTGCGGGATTTAGAAGATGTAGCCGAAACTACCTTTTGACTTCCCCCCGTTTGCTTCGTTTGCCCCACTTTATGAGGAAACTCTGCTGCAATTCTTTTATCGAGTTCACTATAGTACTCATCAGTAGTCGGGTCAAACCCTTCATCCTCTACTAATCGTCTATGAATGCCAAATGATGCATATGTCATAACTTCATCTTGTCCAAACCACTCATTTTTCGATGCCCAAGCCTCTGCTTTGGGGTCAGGTTTAGGATTTTGAGCCTGTTGAGGTGGTTGAGGGGGTATTGGTTGTGGCTGATTCGGCACAACTGGCTGTTGATTTGGTTGTTCTTCGGTTTTTTCAACTTTTGGCTTGGTTATTTTAGACTTTTCAACCGTAATTGCCGCTAAATTTGCCTGTGCCTCCACAATTTTGTCCGCATCACCAGATTCATTAGCATCTTTTAAGGCTCTTTTAGCAGATTCTAACTGAGATTGTACTCTATTATTAAATTCTTCTAAATAACCTTTGTCTAAATTATCTAATCGTGTTTTTAAGCTTTCATTTTCTTTTTTAACGCTCTCTGCAAACTGAATAGCGCTTTCTTTTTGACGTTCTTCTTCACGCATTTTGCGTGTCAACTTATCTATTCTGCTTTTTACATTGGCACTATAATCTTCAAGCTCGTCAGGTTTCTTTTCTTCGGTTGTCTCTTCCTGTTGTGCCTCTACTTTTTCGTCTTTCTTCTCTTCAAGTTCTACCTCAACTTCATTTTCTTCTGGTTTTTGTATCTTTTGTTCTTCTTG